TCTCGTAATTTTGATTTTGTTATTTTCATTAGTTAAACTCCTTACCTTTTAATTTCATACCTGTTATTTTCTGTATCAACTTCCAAGCTTGTTTTTCTTTTCCACTATCTATCAAACTTTCCAATTGACTAATTTCTCGTTCGGTTGCAACCTCATAGAATTTCATCATTTCCTCAAATCCCAAATTACCAGTGTATGGAGCTTCGGCTATAATATCTTGAAGTCGTATCATTACTTCTTTCGTCTTTCTAAATCCTTTGGTAGTTGATCTCCAGGTTCTAATAAGTAGTACCATAATTTCTTTTCAGGATCCCAACGTAATGCCTTTCCGTGTTTTTGTTTCAAAGAATCCTTTTCACGAAATTTAACATCTAAATATACTGGATTACCTCTTTGTCTTGCTCGGGCTCTCCCACGTTGATATCCACTGTGTCGTTGTTGGAACTGTTTAACAAGTCGGTCATAGGTTGCTCTATCAATTACACCCGCTTGGTAATCTCTCCAATAATCATATTCTTCTTCATTTAATACTTCGTGTATAACTTCTTGCATCACAGAAACACTATATCTACCTTTTACAGTTTCAATTGTCAAATCTCGTAATGAATATATCTTCTCTGTACCATCGTCAAGTTCAACAGTGGCCTTTCGTTGATTGGAATGAATGTGTCTTATATTTCCTGTCTTTTTATCTTTATCAATATAAACAGTGTCACCGACATTCATTTCATTAACTTTTTTGAGAGTTTGTATTTCTTCTCGAATTATTTCCTTTAATCTTGATTTAGTTAGTTTCATCGTAATGTTTCCCAAGTACAATATTTTTTAAACTTGATTCTTTTTTATACTTCTTCTTTTTCTTTTTCTCAACTACGTCCGATTTTGGTTGTGGTTGAGTTTCTGGTTGAGACTGACCAAGACGTTTTCTCATAACGGCAGGGTCTATATCACTCACTTCATAGTATCGGTTGAGAATGTGACCCATGTCTTCATAGAGTGCTTGTATTCGTGAATCTACTGCTTTCGCTTCTTGAGCCACTTTGTCGAAATCTTTTTCAAGTTTTTCCAACTGTTTCATATTCCGTTTGATAGTCACCTTGTCGAACCAATCTTCGGCTTCGTGTAAAGTCAATTCTCTTGCAGCTCCCACAATCCCACCAAGAGTTTCCGCCACTTCTATAATGTCGGACTGTCTTGCCATTTGCTCTTGGTATGTGTTGTATGTGGATATTATTTCCAAGAAATGACGTTTGACTTCCGTAGATAGGGGTTTCTTATCAGGGTTTTCACCTTTCAATGATTCGGAAATAGAGAATTTACCATCCTTTACTTTCGCTTCTGACAATAATGTCTTTCGGACATCGTTATATCCCTTAAAGGTTTTCTTAGCCTCTTTATTGTCTTCAGCTCCGATTTTGAAATTGTTATTCTTTACGTAATCGTATATGTCAAATTTTTTATTACTCATAATCTTTTAATAATTTAATGGCTATCTTCCATGAAGTCCCAATCTATCGCGTCTATTAAATCGTCAATATCATCAAACCACCGTGTCTCAAATCCAAGTTCACCATGTAGTTTCACTTTATCAGATTTACGGGATTTTTCTAATTTCGTAACGACAGCTTGCCATCGACCGTTAATTCTATTTTTGAACGTAACTATATTACCTTTCTTACTTAAAAAGTTTATTTTCTTTTTATCAGTGTTATATTTTAATTCTCTTAAAGTTATACGATTCTCCTTTAAGTATTTTATCATGTCAAAATTTTTATTACTCATAATATTATTTCATCGGATATACGGTTCAATTAAATCTAAAGTTAATAATGCACCTTTAACCGTTCGTATCGGTTCTTCTGAATATTTTGATGCAATTTTATATAAATCTATAACGGCTTTTTTTCTTTCTCGGCCGACAATATTACGATTATCCAAAATATCTTGGGCTTTTATAGCTTTCTCTATATCCGATTTTTTAAACTTACTCTCTTGTTTAAGAGTTTTGAGTTCTTCTCGGATAATTTCTCGTAATTGTGATTCTGTTATTTTCATCTAATTATTTACTTAATACTCGATCAAGTTTGGTCAATGTTTTATCTAAATCTGAAACAAGTTTTTCATACTCACGGGATATCATACCGGACTGTTGTGTTTTCTTGAGGTACGTTGGAATATCGTTTTGTAAGATTTCAAGACCTTGTTGGATGTGTTCGAAGGCATCACCAGTCATGGTTGTAAATTTCGTTACATTGAAATTTTCTTCATTCATTGATTCCAATTCTTCTCGTATAAGTTCTCGTAATTTTGATTCTGTTATTTTCATCTTATTTTGGTTGGATCTCCAAGTTCGGTTATAATTTCTCTCATCAAATGTTGTGACTTACACCAATCACCACATATGTCCGTTCCTATTTTCTTTATCACAGATTCGATCATTGGTGTCATGAATGCTCCATGTGTAGATGGATTGGAAACAAAATCCCAGCCGATCAACTCAAAGTCTTCCTGAACTTCGACCTTGTTACCATCTAACTGACGTGTAGACCCCATACCTCTACTTGATATACCCAACATTATCTCACATCTCAGGAGTTCTTTAAGGATGTTTCCTGACGGTGTGGATAGAACTTCGACGGTTCCAACAAGATCATTACCTTCCCAATGGATTTCACGAATGTTATGAGATACGTTTTTTAGGTTTATCACACCACTATCTGGATGATCAAGTTCACCTAAAGCACGTCGTTCTTTAATAAGTTGTTCGTACTTTTTAGCCTCTCGTTGAAGGATATTCTTTGGATAAATTCTACCATTTTGGTTTTCGGCACCAGCTCTCTGTAAAATTCCCTTTACAAGAACTCGTCCGTTATTATCCTCTTTAATTGTTCCTTCGAAAAGGTTAGTCTCTATTAGTAATTTACTCATATCTTTATTTATTTGAATCCTCTAAATGGTCTATAATACGTTTTACTACCTTTGGTTACTTGAGTCATTGGTTTTCCATTTCTCAATTCAACTGCCAAAATTACATCATTTAATCCTCTTACAAATTCTACGGTATCACCTTCATTTTTAAGGAATTTGTCAACTGCTGCTTTAAATATTCCTGCGATCTTATTTTTGTCGAATTCTTGAAACTTTCGTATTACATCACCAGCAAATGGATCTGTACTGTCATAATATACAATACTCCAATTACCACTTGATTCCATTAAAGTTCCTTCATACACTCGAAGTTTCAATAGTTCTTTCACTTTTCGTTCAAGTTGTGCTGGTGCTATATCATATGCGTCGGCCATTACACCTTGTAAAAATTTGTTATTCACAAAATCGTCTAATTGTTTTTTGGTTGCAATTGGACGGCCAAATACATCATCTGCCATTTTTTTCAACTCTTCGGCAGAAATCTTACCATTAAAGAAGTCATTCAATGCTTCAATTTTCGGGCCATGTGGTTTTGATTCATTGATGGATTCTTCGATTCTAACTGGTTTACCTTTGTCACGGATTAAAGCTTGTTTCTTACCAAATCGGTCTTTACCGTGTAATACAATTTCTTCACCACGACTTCCCTTTCTCTTTTCAATCTTATCTACTTTGAAAATTGGTGGGTCTGTTCTTTTCTTTCCACCCGTTGGATTTGTTACTGTCTGTCCGACTTTTACTTTTTCGATTGGTATTTCGGATTCATTTACTGACTCATTGATTCCAAATTGACTTAACCAATTAGTCCATTCGGCAGTGTCCCATGAAAAACGGTCACGTGCACCAACTTTCCAATACTTATCAAATATTTTCTTTAATTGATTTGGTTTGTATTTGGTTTGTGATGCAATATGATCTACAAATTCATTTGGGTCTTCAAAGTGTTCCATTGAATTTACAAGTGTATCAATTAGTATGGATATATCTGAACCTTTACGTTCAGTTACAATAGATTCACCAAACATTCGTTTTAATTCAACTGGGTCAGGATCTCTCCGTTGCTCTCCATCTTCTGGATTCCAAATACTATCTAAATACGAGAAAAACTTGGCACGACCATCATCGTCTAAGTCTTGTGGTGAATCAATACCTATAATATTCATCACTTTTTGGACAAGATCTTGATATTCATTATCCTCTTGGATAGTTTCTTTAATAAGTTGTCGTATAATTTTTCTATAATTTGCCATCGTTTATAAGTATTCAGTTTTAATCTTTATAAAAATTTCCATCAATATCTTTCTTACCATGTAACCACTTTCGTAAATCAGTTTGATATGGTCGACCAGAAAGTTGTCTGATGTGGTAGACTTCACCAGTATCGTTGTGAATATCCTTTATATTTTTGGAAATCATAATATGTGTGTGATTGTCTTTATCCTTTTTAACATATAAATCATTTCTATTATGACGTATTTTGATGATATCATCTGATTCATTTAATTCTATCACTTCATCAATTACTTCTCTAATAATATTTCGTAGTTTCAATATTTTTTTGTTCATTTGACTCGGTTTGTAATTGTTTAATAAGTTGTCGTATAATTTACCATTGTTTATACGTATTCAGTTTTAATCTTTATAAAAATTTCCATCAATGTCCTTCTTACCGTATAACCATTTTCTCACATCAGCATAAAACGGTCGGTCGCGAAATTGTGCGACATGATATACTGCACCCCTACCATCACGAAGTGCTTTCTCGTTATTTGCTGACATTACGTGTGTTCCATCAATTCGTTTCATATGCCAATCATTATCACCATGAGTGATTTTGACAATATCGTCGGACTCATTAATTACGGATTCACTGATTGGTCTGTCCAACTCTTGAATCTTATGGGCAAATCCAATCAATCTTTCTTTAATCTTTTTAAGATGCTTTTGTGTTCGTTTCCAATAGTCGTCTTTATCCAATTCATTCATTGATCGGATACGTGAATACCAAGTTACAAATTTTTCCATTTCAGCGAGTTCTCTACGAATCTTACGGATACCAACCCCAATCTTTTGATTCGGTGTTCCTTCGGATTGTTTTAACTCCAACCAACGGTTCTTATATTCTTGTTCGTCTTCTTTCTCCTTCGTTAATTTCTTCCAATTTTTAGGAGCAGTGTTTTCGTTAATTGATTCTTTAACTAATGTTAAGTAAACACCTGAATCTTCATGTTCCACTTTCTCAACATTAACGACTTCTCGTTTTTTTGTTCGTGGGTTTAATATCTCAATCTGTTTCAGATTTTTTGGATATCTCTTATACATTTTAGGATCTACATTATGTCTCAATCCAGTGGACAACCGTGAAACTGTAACAGACTTTCCTGATTCTAATCCATCATATTGTTTCTTGTTAACGGATACCACGGGAAGTTTTGATTCATTAACTCGTGTGTATCCAGTAGACCGATTTAATCTGTCAACATAATCATCGTCAGGTTCGTCCTTTGTCGAAAATGCGTGTGGAGTTTGATACCCATCCATTGATGCGGTGGTTGTTGCCTCATCCACTTCGTCTTCTTCGAGTTCTTCTAAAACTTCTCGAATAATTTCTCGTAATTTCGATTCTGTGATTTTCATAAGTTAAATACCTAATTCTTGTCGTGCGAATGTAAAGTCGGCTCCTGTTGCTTTTGGAAATTCATCTCGAATTAAATCTTCAAGTGAATCCCAATCGTCAATTCCTAATTTCTTTGCTCGTCTTACGATTTTTCTAATCATTGCCAAATCTTCGGTCAATGTCGATTCTTTCAAAAAGTCTTTNATCTCTTTCTCGTACTTTTTGTATACNGGNTTACGGTCNACTTTTATACGATTACCACCACTGATGATGTATTCAGGTTTTCCACCCTTTACTTCAATTTCGAATCGACCTTCTGGTGTAATAATGTCAAAGTTATCGGATTTTGCAAGGTGACGGAACTCAATGTCCTCTTNCATAATATCCGTTAACCGTGTGGACTTGGATTCNTTCTTTGATTGTTTCACCAATCTGTCAACGGTCTTTTTAACCTCACGGTCTTTTTTAGCGTCCTTATCATACCACTGAACTCTACCATCATTATACACGAATGCTAATTTCTTATAATCTCGTGTGTCTGGATCATCTTGTGATTTGTCNGCGACTGTATGTCCTGTTACGTGTTTTCCGACAAAAATNTCATACTTTTCATTAAGTCTTGACATTTCTTCTTTAATAATTTGTCGTAAAGTTTCTCTCGTTAATTTCATTTATTTTTTAACTTTTGATTTGATTTCTTTAACCAACTCATACGCTAACATGATTGATGTTACATGAGAATCGGATACGTCACGTCCAGGTTTAATTTTCTTTAATACCTTTATCGTTTCATTCAATTTGATGTTTGTAACTTTATCGTCAATGTTTGAATTTAAAGAACGTAATTCACTAATAATATTAGGTAATACTTCACCTTCTACATATTCTTTAAAGTTTGTTGTATTGGAAACGTTATTAATATACTTTTTCAATAGAGTTTTCTGACTTTCGTTTAGTTTTGTATATTTTTTATTGAAATTCTCCACAAGGATTTTATATGCCAGNAATCTTAAATCTTTCTGTTGTGACTTATACTCCTTAATAACTTTATTTTCAATTTTCTTTTCTTTGTGTTTAACCGAGTCATTCATGACGTGCTCTACAAGAGTATATTTTGAATTGAATATATCTTTAATATCAAAATTCTTTTCTCTCTTGGATTCGAATAACTTATATACCGAAGCAAATTCTCGATAATTTCGGATTGTTGATGAGAAAAATTGATCCATATCAAATGAATCCTTTATTTCACTAACAAGGTTATACTTTTCCTTGTTTAATTTCTTCACATCAATTTTTGTTGTGTGTTCCTCACACACCAAGTCAATGAACTTTTCTGCACGATTTTCAGAGTTGTACTTCTCTTTCAATAAAAGGTTATACAATCTCAATTCCTTTGCAAGTTCCGTCTTTTTACCAAAGAACTCCTTTAAAATTCGTTGAGCATTAGCTTTGTCAGAATTATTAAGGACTTCTAACGTTATTTGACGTACTAAAAGTTCGAATAATATACCAGTATTCTTATACTTGGAGTGTTTGATTTTTTTCATCTTAAAATAATAAATTTATTATACAATATTATACTCTATAAATATAGAAAATTAACTCTTTACATTAATTATTTTTATCAGACTCATCATCTAATATGTTTGACTCGTTCAACATGTCAAATCTTTCTTTCAATATTGACGGTGTTTTACTGAATTTCTTTTTAAACCCGTCCGAAAGTTTGTTCGGTTTTGGTTTATATTGACGATTATCACGTTTCCGTTCGGTTTCGTTTTCTTTATTACCAAGTGGATCTCTACCTAATGGATGATCGTCTCTACCATAATTACCACCTTCTTTTGGTCTACCACCCTCATCTTTATATAAGTCTGATTTAATGGACTCAAGTTCAGTTTCCACATCTGTTGGTTCTGGATCTGGAGCCATTGGATCTTCACCCATTTGTTCAATCTGTTCTTGTCTGAATGTTTGTTTCAGGTCAGAAATGACTTTTGCCTTTTCAACATCGACNTCATCATCGGACATACCAAATACATGATCGTAAATCCAATCCCGTGAAAACATTTTGGTACGAATCATATCGTCCGCTAATCGTATCTTTTCTGACCACAGTTGTATCTTCTCTTGTTCGTATATTGTAGATGCGTTTGTGAGAGTCAATTCAAAATTGGCCATTTCTTCATCGTCAATTCCGATGGCGTATAAATGGACAATCGCAATCTTTGTCAATTCAGAAACCACAATTTTTTGGATTCTTTCAATTGTCCGTGCGAATCTCACATCTTCTGCGGCCAGAGTTGCCTTACCACTCACATTTTCTTCATACCCTAAATAGGCTCGTGGAATTTTTAATGCCGCAAATAATTTGTTCTTTAAATACTCAATATCCTCAATCGCGTTGTATTCAAGACCTGGAAGGGAATCTATCTCGGTTCCACTGTCTGAACCACGAACTGGCATGTAGAAATCTTCTGTGATATTCTGCATGTTGTATTTTAGATTATAATCTCCAGTCTTTCTGTCCGTGAATGGGATTTTCTTCATTTTATTGATAATTTGTTGCATGTAATTATCAATTTCATTTGGTGGGATATTACCAATGTCAATCTTAAAGATTCTCTTTTCAGGAGCTCTCATAATTCTGTGAATCAACATCGCGTCTTCCATCAGAGTCAATTGCTTCCAAAGTCGTCTTCCGTTTTCAATCATTGACTTACCATATGGTAGGTAATTCATATCGGATAGAAGACGGAAATGGGCTACCTCAAAATTCTCATATTTCTTTTTGTCATCATTTTCGACCTCGAAATACACATAATTTGGATTCTGTGGGTCGGTGTCTTCCATTCTCTGTATATTATAAACGGAAAATGGTCTTGCATTTACAATACCTGTGTCTTGTGCAATTTCAAGTGATAAAAACATATCACCATACTTACATAAGTTTCTTACCCATGGCCATAAGTTAAACTCAATGTTTAATACATCATAGAAAAGATTTTCGAGTGAGTCACGAATTCTCTCATTACTTGAGTTGATTTGTATAATATCACCGAACTCATTTAGAGTAGTAGATTCATCGGCATAAATATCTAAAGCTGATGATATAATTGGATCTTGATCCATTGAATCATAGTCACGGAATAACTCTCTACGGATTTGTTGATACGCCATAGAGTTGTGTAGACCCGCGGACTCAAAGAATGACCTTTGAATTTTGGTATACCTGTCACGTAAATGTGATAAGTTTGTTTGTTGTCTTTCATCGACATCAACCACATTACGATTACCGTCACTGTCGACGGTCACAATCGCTTGTGTCGAAAACAGTTTCTTTAATCTGTTAAAAAATGTTGAATTGTCAGCCATTTAATACTCTACTCTTTAATTATATTCGTTATTCCTATTATATAAGTATTTACTTTCTACTTTTCCAAAATTTTGATGCATCTGGAGATTGTGGTGAGGCCGGTTTGAATCTTTTTCTGAAATACTTTTCTGATATATTATACATTTGTGATGCTACACCCTGTCGTCTAAAATCTGGATGAACTTCCACGGCTCCCTCTAAAAATTTATCATCAGTGCCACCCCATTTTGCAACGTCCAAGTCACCCGCGTATAATCCACTTGGAATGTGGAATGCAGTAACTGCTCCGTAGAAGATATCATCATCCGAGTTTCTATCTGTGACAAGATATACGAAGTCATCTTTTTTATCTTTTTTAAGTATCTTCTCCCTTTTAATTAACTTTTTATAGTATTGGGTCTTTTTGTCATGATCTGATTCGTCAAGCTTGTCAGATTTATTTAAAATATTTACCAATTTCATATCGTCGTCTGTGGTGGATTCTATTGGTGCGAAGGCGGATGCGTATGGATTCGCATACACTCGACCTTGTTCGAATGTTCGACCACCTATTGTTATTTTCTTACCGTAGAATGCTCCTTTCATAGTCCCAATTTTTTTAATTGATTTATTGTATTGGATGTTGATGTGTGATGGATACCAATTCCACCACTACTAATCCAATCGTCAATATTTCGTTTTGTGTCGTCGATCAAAATGGATGTTGGACTTGCATATTTCTTTTTGTTGGCTGAACGTGTCATTATCAATTTGGTTCCCGACAGATTGTTATTTACCCAATTACGTTTTCCAACTTTTGATGATTTTTCAATGGATGGTGCTGATAATAGTGTAGGGTCATACTTTTTAATATACGACCATAACTTCTTTCCGTCAGGCATCCAATCCATATTTGACCACCACTCACGGCCAGCGTTCTTTATAGGAAACCAAAATTCTTGTGGTGACAATTTGTCTTTTACGACATTTGCCCTCTCACCTGTCAATTCATAATACGCCTTGTCAAAGTCGGTCAATACACCATCCATATCACAAAAAATATCATACTGACTGTCGGACTCAAATAATAATGATTTTAATTTTATCATTTCCGCAGAAACCGATTTAATTGTGATTTCAAATCTGACCGTGTGTCAGTTTTTGGAATTTCTTTTGAAAGGTCTTCGATCTCCTTATACATTTTGTCTTTTTGAGCCTGTCGTTTTGCAATTTCTTCTGGTGACTTCGGTTTGAATTTTCTATCAACTTTACTAAAGAATGGTTCAATCATATCTTTCTTAAAGTTTGTAATTGCATCGTCAGGATTGTTGTCCAAGACCACGATATCATTACCAAACAAACGTCTGTAATCATCAATGTTCTTTCGGACACCTCTCCACGTTCTCAATACAATGTCGGGTTGTAATTCACGACCACCAGCGTCACCTCTCATCATATTTCTCTGAAGTGATACAAGTGGTGATACAAATAAGAGTATCATAAATGTATCATAACCAATGTCTTCCAACTCTTTCTTTTGTTTTTTAACTGGATTCACAGAAGCCGCGGTTCCATCAATAATAATGTCCAACCTCTGATCGACTGAATGTTGTAATCGGTATTCCGTTGATTTACGGGCTCTGGCTTGCATTTTTGCAGCTTTGGAAAGTTTCTCGGAATCAAAGTCCTTCTGTTTCATCCCAATATTCGCCCGTCTCAATAATTTCTCATACTCGTCGTCGGAATTGATTTCTTTGAAACCCTTCGGTATGTATTCTCGTATCAATGTTGATTTACCAGCACCAGAAGGCCCACCTAAAAAAATACATTTTGGTGACGTTCCAAAGTTACTTTCACGTAACAATCCAAGTTCCTCTCGGATAAGTTGTTTTAAAATTTCGTGTATAGTTGATTCCATAGTCTATAAATATAAAGTTATTATAATAACCACTTTAAATCTTCTTTATTTCCGTGTCCGTCGTCAATTTCGTATGGATTTTCTCGTTGATTAGCACCACCATACATACCACTATACATCTGTGTATTGTTTACTTGTATATTTCCAAGTGCGTTTTTCACAAGATCAATTCCCTCTTGTCGTAATCTCAACGCGGTATCTCGTACCCATAATCCAATAGACAATGCCATAACCAAGTCATCATTATACCCTTTCATTGATTCCGCTCTCGCACCTTTCCAAATAAATGTGAAAAGTTCATCAATTGTTCGTCTCGACTTTATGATTACAGATTTATCCCTGAAATATTCATCGAGTTTGGATATGATAAGTGGTCTGGTTTTGGATGTTGTTGAGAATCCAGCAGTCATCTGTCGTTCTTCTCTTTGATATTTATTTGTCAATTGACGTTCCACATCCACATACTTTAGATCTTTGGACATATAAAATAGATTTGGATAACCTCTGTCAATCACCTGTTGGATGGTCGCCCAACCAATATTTGCATTCTCAATTACAAGTAATGCGTTATTATACTCCGTAGAAACTGCTACCAAGAAATTACCAAATTCCTTCGTATTCATTTTACCTCTGTATTCTGCAACTTGTGTCACGGATTCTATATCAATAACGTGAAATGTAGAGTAATCACTTCCATCACCACGAGCAACGTCAGCAACCACCATATAAGACCGTGTGTAGTCTGGATACTCCCATATCCAAAAGTTTCCATCAATACCCCTCTTTTCGACAGGATCTATAACATATGTTTGTTTGTAAAATTCGAGTAGTTCTGGTTGGATAACGGACTGACCTGATGAAATGAATGAACAATCACATTCTTGAGCAGCTTGTTTTGGCCCAAGTAGTTCATCTTGTTCGTCTCTCCAACTTTGATCTCGTTCTGGATGAACTGTCCAATGGAGTCTAATAGGATTAAATGGATTCTTACCTTCCTCTGCACCAACCCACATTTTGTGGAAGAAATTACCCACACCGTTTGGAGTTGAAAGAAGAATTGCAGAACCCCCAGTTGAAAGTGTTTGTTGTGCAGATGTCCAAATTTCGTCTGCGTAATCGACAAAAGCGGCCTCATCAATTACCAAAAGTGATAGGGCTTCTGACCGACCGGCGTCTGGTGATGAAGAAACTGCTTTGATTTGTGATCCATTTTGTAGTCGTAATGACATTTTATTATCTTCCAATGAACCACCCTTTAACCAAGATGGTAGGAGTTCATACATCACACGAACTTTTGTAATCAAGTTTTTCGCAACATCTTGTTTGATCGCGATAACCAAAACATTAAAATCAGAGTGAAATAACATTTTCCATAATGCGTAACCCGCAGTTAATGTGGATATACCTAACTGGCGTGATTTTAGGATAATGTTAAATCTATGCTCAATTATATCTTCAAGAGTTTCTTCCTGAAATGGATATAGGTGAAACGGTATTTTACCACGTTGTGGATGTTGTATCTTACAGTACTTCTTCATAAAATAGATTGCATCCGAAGCACACTTTTTGTATTCTTCTGCTACTATTTGTTTCAACGTTTTCTTTTGTCCCGTAATACTCATTTTACCATCGTATCAAATTATACGATACACCAACACCAATATATGGTGATAGTCTCATATCGGATGTAAACCCATAACCTAATTGGAATCCAATTCCAAATCTTTGTCTTTGTACTTCGTCTCTACTCACATAAAGTCGTGGGTCTAAAAGTGCCCCTTCGACATCAAGTGTTTGGACTCCAGGAAAATTGGTTGTTGCAAAAATTCTCAACATACCATCTTCTGTTTCTCTGAATCCTGTTGTTATAGTCATTTCAATTACATCTCTCACAATGTCAGTTTGTATATCCGTAATGGTAGTGTCACCAATCACTCGGAATCTGGATGCTCCTGCGATTTCACGAACCCCCCAATCTCCACGATCAAGCGACTCAAATGTAATACGAAATTCATTATCACCTAAAAATTCACCAGC